CCATTGTATGGCATATCTTTAGGAAGCGTGCTAACTTTAGAATCATTCTTAACTACATAACCAAGTTTTTCAGCTTTACGAACTGCAACTTGTTTTAATTCTTTGCTGTTTACGTCAATAGCTTTACCACTAAAAGTTGCGTACACTCGTTTATTCCATCTATGGTGACAATTACCACCACCTTTATAGAACCAAATTGAATATAAATCAGTTCCTTCTGGGCCCCAACCTGCATTTACAATTTGACCACTCATGTTAGTAATATCTTCTTTTCGGTAAATCTTTTTAGCTGCGATCATTCTTTTACAAAATTCACGGCTTTTTTCAGTTGTTTCACCTGCATAAACATAACGTGTTAAGAACTTAATTCCATCTATAACCTCATCTTGCTTACTTCTTATGTTTGGTCTTGCGTCACCCGTTGAAACTAAGTTAACTAACTTGCTTAATAAGGACGGTTTTAGCTCTTTAGAAAGCGTTTCGTTCTCTGAGTCGTCATTATCATAGTCAACTGCAAATTCGTCTATTAGAATCGCGTTTTCGGGTTCGTCTTCGCCTAAGTCAATTAACGCTTGTGCTATTACAGAATCTTTGCTTAATTCAACCCCAGTTTCTTCGGCTTTTTGTTCTTCGGTTTGTACGTTTTCTAAATCAGTAAACTCCAAAGGTTGCAAAGTTCTAAACGCTAATTTCAAAGATATTCCGTTAAAAGCTAAAATTTTATCTAACGCTTCTATTATTGTGTCCTGAAAAGGTTTAATAACCATGTTGTCAAATAATATACTTGAATTCTTTAACTCATCAGCATTCGAACTAAACCCATTACTTGAAGCAATACCAAATAAAAGTGGGCTTGTTACGTTATGCCCTAACATTATCTTTCTTAAACACTCTTCGCTTAAATAAGTGTAATGGTCGGGAGCGTCATTCAATGGTATATCTTCAACTGTTGTTCGTGTTTCAGTATTTTCGTTAAAGCTAACTATTACTTTTCGACCTTGCGAACCCGTTAACTTGCCTAAAACTTGACTTGAAATTTGGTCTTGTTGTTCAGGTGTTGGTGTTCCGTTGTTAAAGTTTACAATTTTAGTTCCTGAAAATGAATTTTGCACCTCGTTAATCAAATAATTTGCTACCTCTTCTTCAAGTAATGCATAACTAATTGCACCTTGGTAGTCAACGTAGCTAAAATATTTCATTCCTAAGCTGTAAGGCTTAACATAAAGTATTTCTATTTCGTCGTTAGAATACCCGTAAGCGCTTATTCTTTTAGGTGGAAATTTCTTAACGTCTTCCCAATTATCTGAATAGTAATAAGCTTCTATTTCGCCTTCTTTATTGCACTTTTCAGGCGCTAAAAGTTGTACTGGAATATGGTAAGCCTTAAGAATCTTTTTGTGGTCTTTAGAATAATGAACTTGGATAGCGCATTGACCCAACGCCTTTAACTCAAAACACAATTTACGTAAACAATCCTGATTAAATAAAGCCATCATTTGAGCGTACTCATTCGGCTTTTTATTAGCGTCAATAGCAAATAGCCCACGACCATAAATTAAACGGCTTATATTGTTTATAATTGCGTTATTCGTAGTTGAATTTTTATAGCGCTCAATAAGAAAATTGAAATATTCGTTATTTTCTCCGTAAGTCACCCATTCATTTCGCTTGTTTTCCGAAATTGTTGGGGCTTCGTATTTCGCTAAGTTTAATATATGTAAGTTATTCATAAACTATAAATTCGTTTCCACTTGAGTGGCTTGTATAATCGCCGTTATTAACTGAGAATGATACCACGGGTTGATCGGTGCAAAATACTTTACCTCTAAACACTAAATCGCCTGCATTAAACAATTCAACGTTATAATAATGGTTTTCTATTAAAGCGCATTCAATTTCGATTTGTTGGTAGTACACTTTGTCAACTACATCGTTAATTGTAATTGTTACAGGTGTATTTGTGCTATCGTCCGTAAATATCAACTCATCAAACGTTACCGAACGTGGAACAATATTCAAATATTGTGGATCAGTAGTTGTCGTTAATACGTTCATATATTATAAACGTTCAATTCGTGTTTGTGTTTCTAAAATAGAAAAACCCCACCATAATTGGCAGGGTCTTAATCTATGGAGAAACAGAAATTTTAGTTGTCTACAATTGTAGCTCCGTTCAAAATAGTTGCAGCTAAATCGCTTTCAGAACTTGTATTTAAGAAGTTAGCAGGTAGGTTTTCCATTCCTGTAAACGTCAAAGAATACCCGTTAAAGTCACCCATTGCAGTTCCAGAAGATACCGTTCCAGCAGTTACGTCCATACCTCTTTGAAGTCCAGCAATAAAGAACTCGTTTCCTCGTGTTCTTACAATGATAACAGGGCGTCCGTAAGCTAACAATTTAATTGTTTTGTGTGTAGCTACATCTTGTCTTTTCAATTGTACCGTTAAAACTTGCTCAAAAAACGTAGTTCCGTTATCTCTTGAAGATTGAATAGTTTGCTCAAAAGAGTTTGCACCTTTCAATTCAAATTTGTAAACGTTTGAAATGTTCGCAATATCTGAAATAGTGTCTTCATATCCAGCAGTCGTTGAATAAGTAACGTCACCACCCAATGTTGAAGGGTCTGGGTTAAAATCCCCGTAGTTAATAATATAGATAGCATCTAAACCACTTACGCCGTCTTTGCATGCTTCTAATCTTCCGTGTGCTATATCGCAGCTCATATCTTATTTTTTTAATGTTAAACAAAAAAGGGTGGCGTTTATTTCACCACCCTCGATTAGTTGTTAGTTTGATTAGTTAGCAGAGTTTGTGATTCCGTAAGTAACTACGTCAGAAGCGAAACCATACTTAGCATCACCTGTAAATCGCATAATTACTCTTACGTTTTGAGAGCCATCAAGGTCACCCATATCCAAAACTTTAACTTCGTTCAAATCACTCATCAAACCAGTTGCAAAGAACAAGTTAGAAGTTTGAGAAAGTAACGCAGTATTTGAAGCAAGACCAGGAGCTAAGAAAATCTTAACACCATCAAAATAAAGGTCATTCAAAGTTTGGTTTGTTCCTTTGTTGTCATAACCATTAGCACCTACACCTGAAGCAGCAAAACCACCCAATGCACGAACGTAAGCTCTATAGATGTTAGAAGAAACATAGATTTTCAAATCTTCTTTTCCGTAAAGAGCAGCAGGACATGCGTCAACTATTTTACCTAACTCAGCGATAACGTTAGAAGCAGTTACACCACCACCTACAGCAGCGATTTCTTGAGCAGCAGGAAGAGAAGCGTCAGTTGTTAACTGTCTCATGATTCCAGCGAATTCACCAGCAGAAGCGTTGTTACCATCCCAAATAACTAATTCCATTTGTTGAGCAACTTTCTCAGCAGCGTGTGCAATTAAGAAGTCAGCAAAAGACTTTGGAAGTACGTCAAATGCAGAATAACCCATTTGGATAGCGTCCCAATCTGAACGGAAGTCAGACTTACACAATTGTAAGTTAACTTGGAATGACTCAGGCTGTAAAATACGCTCAGTCAAAGTAACTGTTGACGTTGGGTCAAAGTCACAAGTTGCGTTTTTAATAATTCCGTCAGTAGCTACTCGTTTAATAACTTGTTTGTACTTAACGTTAGGCATGATAGTTATCCCACCTTTTTCTAATGTTGGAGCAGACAATAAAGCTGCTGCAATGTACTTACCTGCAAATTCACCAGCGTAAGTAGTTGTAATTGAAGTTGTTGTTGGCATTTTTTATTTATTTAAAAATTTATATATTACTTATTTAGTTTTTCCAATACTGAATCCATAATTGAACGCTCTCTTTTAGAAGCGATCTTAACAGTATTTACTGGGTTTACGTTTTCAGGATTAAAAGAAATAGGCTTAGGCTCTTCGCTTAATTCTACTTCCGTGTTTTCCTCTACTTTGTTTAGTTTAGAAAGTTCAGCTTTCAAAGTTTCGTTCTCAGCTTTTAATGCTTCAATTTCTGAAAAGAATGATTCCTTAACTACGCTTTCAATAGTTTTCTTTGGTGTTGGCGCGCTTGTTTCTTTAGCTTCAACCTCAACTTCAGTTTCAGTTTCAGGCGTTTCAACTTCAACCTCTTCTTCTTTTTCCTTAACTTCTTTAACGATACCTTCTACTTCTAAGACTAATATACGTCCGTCTTCCATTTCGTATTCACCAACTGGAACTGGTATTTTTTGATCGTCTTCAGTAACTACGAAAACTTCCATTTCAGGCTCGAATGCTTCAGCTTCTATAACTGTTACACCGTCCATTAATTTCATTGTTTCAAGTTTTACTTCCATTCCAAGTAAAACACGAACTTTGTTTAAGATTTGATTTGTATTCATTTTTGTTTATTTTAAAACTTGTATAATTTTAGTAATATTAGCAGTTCCTTTATATAAGGCATCTAATTCTTTTTTCGCAGCTACATATGTTTTATTTTGAGTAGCTTGTAATCCTAATTCTTTTGTTATTTTTTCATAATCAATTAAAGAACCATCTAAATCTGAAATAAGCTTAATTGCTTCTTTTTCCATTGTAATTAATTCCTTTTTTAAAGCATCTATTTTTGAAGGAACACCACCTAATAAAGTATTAGCAAATGAAGTTGCTTTACCATATAAAGCATTTAAATCTTGTGCAGTAGCTAACTCAACTTCGTGTTTTGCTAACTCAGTCTTTTCAGTAAATAACTTATTGTAAACTGTTTTCCTTGTGTTCATATTTATTAAACGTTTAAATTTATACTTGTTCCCTTTTTATCCGTTTTGACGAACGATAGTTCTAACTCCGTTGTTTTCACTTTGGTTTACAACATCTGTTCCTGTGCCTGCTGTTTTACCTATTCCTTGCGCTTCTAAACTTCCGTCACAACATTTCTTTGAGTATTTTCCGTCTTTACAAAGACAACCTCTACGCCCTCCTTTTGGGCTTGGTATTTTTTCTGCCATTTTAGTTTATTTTAATATTTTGAAATTAATTCCCAATTTGATTGGTTGTTATCCGATAATTCGCTAAGTAACTTTGAAGCATCTAAATATTCTTTATATATAGGTGAGTTTTCGATTGATAAGCCTAATTCCTTAGCTTGTGCTTTTAGCTTACTAAATAATGCATTATTTTCTTTGAATTGAGCAGCATATTTATTTCTATTAGCTTCGTATCTTTTTAATAATTCAGCCTTTAAAAGTATAGCATCATCAAACATTTTTTTATTTTTCAAAGCATCTGTTTTCATTTTATTTGATTCAGTTACTTCTGATTTTATTTTATTTGCTACTGCTTTTATATCGTCAACTAAAGCTAACTCAACGTGCATTCCTAATTTAACTTCTTGAGCGTTCTTTTCTAATTCAGCTACTTTCTTGAAAATATCGTTTAACTTATTCATTTTAGTAATTCTTTTAGTTTATTAATTATTTCTTGTTTTTCGTTTTTCTCTTGGCTCATCTCGTATTTGTCAGCGAAGTAACCTTCTATTGAAAAGCCTTTAACCTTGCCAGCTTTTACGTCCTTCCAAATATCCTCGTTGTTTACTTTCATAGCAATCATCCAAGTTCCCTTTGGTAAGTTAAATCCGTATTCTTTAGATTTATCCATTTCGGGGTTATCAATTACCCAGCTTTCAACAACACTCATTCCGTTTAACTTTTCTTTGTGTTCATAGGTAGCGTTGTTTTGATTAGAACGCATTAAGAATAATTCAGAAGCCTTTTTAATAGTGTCCTCACTAAAATAGATGTAATAGCCTTTTCCGTCTTTATCAGCTCTTAAAATTTGCTTATTAGGAACCAATGCAGCACCCATTAAGATCTTTTTCTCGGCATCAACTTCTTTAAGTTCTATTTCGTGTTTTGAAAGGGCTATAAAATTTTCCTCAATTGCAGGTGAATGAACTACTGAAACTGCGTGGATTCCTGTTTGTAAATCATTCTCGTCAATTATTAACTCGATTATTTTTGGCTTTTCCATATTCTTTAAACGTTAAAGTGTTGCATTTTGTACCCTATTTCTATCAAGTGCCTGTTGGCTTGTTACTTCACCACTTACTACATACGCCCGTGTTGGTTGCTGTTGTAATTGTGCTAATTGATTAACTCCCGAACTTCCTATAACGCTAAAGTTAGGAGCTTGCATTGTAGCACCACCACCTGCACCTGCTGGAGCGCCACCACCACCACCTGACGAACCACCTCCTTCGAACTTTTGTGAAGCGATTTTAGCTACGTTTGCTAAACCTGCAGCAATAGCAATACCAGCAGCAATAGCACCTCTAACTGGCGACGTTGGATCAGGAACTGGAACAAATTGAGAAGCGTAAGCATCGGTAGCACTTTTATAAGTTGAAATAACAGCACCAGCTAATTGAGCAGCCTTATTAATTTGGAATGCACGTTTAGCAGCTTTCTCCGATTTTTTACCAAACAATTCAGTTAAACTTGAAATAGTATTTAAACCTGATAAAGCCATTTCAATAGCAAAGTCCCTATTTCGTTTTTTCAACGCGTTTGCTGCATCCTCTTGAGCTTTTATCTTATCTAAATATTCTTGGTTTGCTTTTGCTTTTATATCGTTCTGCGCCCTTTCAAATTCCGTTTCTTTTTGAGCTTGTAAAATACGTTCGTTTGAAGCTTCTAAAACAGATTTAGTGCGTAGCCTATCATTGTTTAAATATTTTTCTTGATGTTCTTTTTGTTTACGCTCCTCTTCGCTTAAAGCGTCCTCTCGTGTTTTCTTAGCATCGTCAACTGCTTTTTTGTCAATTTCTTTTATTGAAAGTTGGAATCCTGCTTTTTGGTTTTCTAAAGTCTTTAATTCTTTTTCAAGTTCCTTTCGTGTTTTTTCACCTTCTGCTTTTACTTCCTCAACATTAAAAATAGATCCTGCAATAAACCCACTAAATTTGTCTTGCATATCTTCCATAGTTTTACCCATATCGAATGCAATGACTTTTCCAAAACCTAACGCTTCAGAAACTTTGTTAGCGCCTTTAATAGCTAAATCAATAGGCATTAACATTAATTTAGGCAAGAATAACGCTGTATCTATAATAAAGTCAACTATTCTTTTTGTTATGTTGTAATTTTTTATAGCTGCTTCCTCTTCAGCTTTACTTGTTTTAATTACATTTTGTAGTTCGATTTTTCCTAATTCAATAGCCGTGTTTACCTTGGCAATTTTTAAATTAAGAATTTCGCGTTCGCTTTTTCCTTGTAACTTTAAAATGTTGTCCTGAGCGTCTAAGTTTTCTAATTCAGCTTTTGAAGTTTCAAATTTAGCCTTGGATATTTCGTTTAACTTTTTTTGTTCTTCAGTAACACCACTTACTGCAGCTTTAATATCATCCCAATAAGCGACAACAGTACCAAGAGCAACTACAAAAAGACCGATTCCAGTTGCTGCTAAAGCTCCCCTAATTCCTTTTAAAGCATTAATAGCTACCGTTCCTAATTGCTTAAAAGCACGTCCAGCGTCTTCTAAACCTTCAAGACCTTGAGCTAAAGCCATAGCACTTTGTACTCTAAGCATTGTTTCTTGTAGCTTTTCTGACTCTACTCCTACAAGCCCCATTGCACCCTCAACAGCACTAAAACCACTTGCAACAGAACCTACAGCTTTACCAAATGCATTAAATGCACCTTCGCCTTTAAATGCTTTAATAGCGTCGTTTGTATCTTCGATTTGGTCTTTTAAACCTGCTGCTTTTTTAGCTGCTTCTGCTGCTTGTTGAGAAGTTTCACCATATACTTGTGCAACACGTTGTAATTCAACAACGGCTTCTTTGTATTGTTGTTTAAGTGTTTTGCTATTATCTTGAATCTCTAATTCAATTACCCTTTTTTCTGCCATTGCGTTTTACTTTTAATTCTCTAAATGATTGATTCCAAATGTCCTTAATCGAGTCTTTTAATTCGTGTTTTCCTTTAGCTATTTCTATATTTTCGCTAAACCCTACGTGATCGCTTAGCTTTAACATATCTATTATTCCTTTTATCATTGCTGTAATATTGTTTGTGTTTGTACTACTGTTGAACCATCTGAAAGCGTGTAAGTAATAGTTAAAACAATAACTTGAACCGTTGAATTTTCGGTGATTAAATTATTGTAGTCTTCTGTAATTAAGAAGTCACCGTTTTCAGCTAAAATGTACTGAGTTGAGTTCGTGTTTTCAGGAATACAAACTTCAATGGTTTGTGCGCTTGTAATTGTACTCGGTGTTATTGTTACGCCTCCAAAAGTTGTTGTTATCGTTGCGCTTATCGCTCCGTTAATCATCTTAATTGGAATATCCAAACATTGAGCTTCCTTGTCAGGTGTTATAGGTGGTAACGCTTCTAATTGCCTAAAATCTAAATACAAACTGAAATTAACTTCGCCTGTTGTTAGATTAGATTTCATTTCGTTAATGATATAACGCTTGTCTCTTATTATTAAGCGATCGTTTAACCTTAGGTTTGTAAGTAGGCTAATTGGTAAATTCGTCTTTACGTAAGTTAGTCGGTTCTTTAGGTTGTACAAATTAAGTAAGTACGCAAAGTAATACTGAGCGTATAACCCTTGCTGGATAGTTTCTAAGTGAATGATTGAATTTTCAGCTCCAAAGTTTAAACTATACTTCGTGTTTTGGTAGGTTAAGTCTTGTCCGAACTGAGCAAAGGAAGTTATATCATCGTGTCCCATTCCGTTGTAAAACTTAATAGGGTGTGCGCTTAGGTCGTTACTTTCACCATACAAATAAAGTAAAATTGGCTTAGGTGTATACGCTTGGTAGTTTTCGTTTAAGCAATAACCAAAAATAGCGTATTGTGTTGGGTCGTTATTCTTTTCAGCACGTGTAAATAACAAGTTTTCAAACGGAACTTCTATATTATACTCATCACCATCGTAGGCAAATTGATATTCCGTATTTCCGTACTCGTTGTTTGCTAATTTAAAATATTGTCTATTTACAAAACTTTCTGACTGTTGGTATTTAAATCCTATCTTTTTAAATAACTTAATTCTTTCAATATCTATTGAATCAATATCGGTGTATGGAGTTATATCAACTATTGCTCCTTGTTGATACCATTCGTCCAAAGGTAGGATTTCGAATACGTCTTTTTCTAAACCTACGCAAGTCATATTAAATTCCTTCAATACACCTGCAAAAAAGTCTGATACTTTCATATCAGGCATATAATTTGCCAAGTTAATGAATGAAGTTATAGTTGTTGTTCCAATACTAATAGCGCATAATGATGTAGTTACTTGACCATTGTAAATACCAAACGCTTCATAATAAACAGCTAAATCAACATTCATCGCTACTACCGATCTTAATTGATAAGTAATATTTGTATTTAATCCTGCTGTATTTGGAATTACAACATTAAAAACGTTTGGAATTGAAGTTATAAAACTTTGATAGTAATTGCCATCTTGGAAAACATCTATATAAATCGTGTTCGCACTACTTAAAGAAATAATTTCTATTTGAACTACATGTTGATAAACATTCGGGTTAAAATTCTGAACGTTAACCGTATTAGTTGCTAAATCAACAAAATCTTCTGCGTTTTGAGTACTTAAATTACTCCAGTTAGCATCGTTGTAATTTGTTTTTGAAAGAAAATCTAAATTTGTTGGAGCTGTTACAAATTCATTAACTATTGCATTTTTTGAATATAAAAATACATTTGTAAATCTTGGGTCACTTAAAAACGTACCTTGAAAAGTTAATCCGTACTGCGCTTCAATAGCTTCAAATATTTTACTTACTTTAGTTGCAGGAAATAACTCGGTAAATTTAATAGCGTGTGATGTGTTTGTTACGTCTTCGCCTGAACTTTGATAAGCCCATAACCTGTCACTTGCGATTAAAGGAAATCTAACATCATAATCTGTTGCTAAATCCGTTATTCGGTTATATATGTTTGCAGCTGTGTACGTAAATTGAACATTACTTAAATCTAATTTAGTTAACTTGTCTTCGCCAAACGCGTCTTTTAACGTTCTTATTTCTCCATAAAATGTTATTTGGTAATTTTCTGCAAGTCCGTTTTTTATATTCGCCTTTTCGATTTGTATCTTACCACGTCTAAACGTTGTTAAATCGATTTCTATAAGTGCTGAGCGTCTTATATTGTGGTCTATGGTTGAATCTACGTCTGACTGATAAAAGTGTTCAAATATCGCGTTATTTACGGTTGAAGCTGGAACGGTAAACGATTGAGAAAAGTCGGTAAATACTTTAGAAATGTCGGCAATATTTTGAACGCTGGAATTAATCTGTATTTGTTCGTCCTCAAATAATTCGAGTTTATGGCCTTCAATATAAACTTGTACTTGTCTCATATAACGTTATTAATAGCATTGAATGCAAATTCAAATTCTAATTGGTAGTTAATTGTTTTCGTGTTTATGGATTTAAATAACTCCGTTGATTTCGTGTTAATCTTTACGGGCAAACTATTAATTAAAATTCTTTCGCTTGCCATTAATTGTTTTAGTAAATCTTTGTAACTTTCTTCAACCCAATCCGTATTTACTTTAATTGATTTTTTAGCAGTTGTATTAAATACCTTTCTTTGACCTTCTAAAGTGTTGTAGTTTGGAAACGTTGATTGCATTAAATTGTATTCCGTGTTTTCAATATTAAACGTATCGTTCGAAGCAGCATAAAAATAAGTTCTTTGCCAGCACCCATATTTATTAACAAAGTCACATAATACTGGCGTATATTTACAATTTAACTTAGGAACGAAATAAGCCGTCCACAAAACAGCATTTGAAGTATCTAAAATTTCAAGTTTGTTACCTACTGAATAATAGCCTGTATAAACACGAAGAACGTCCGTTAATTGATTATTTGCTAATCCTTGCGTATGTGTTGCTCCTGTACTTAAATTTGTGTATTTAGCTTTGTATGAAGTTCCTGTTTGAACCATTATAAAACCACCCCTATAACTTGCGTTCGTGTTTGGGTCTATTGCAGAATCGTAAGCATAATTAAACGTGCCTTGATCGTGTAAAATGTCGTAAGTCAAACTCGGGTTGTAACCTTCTTCATAATAGCCGAATCCGTCAAATGCTTTTAAGGTTATATCCGTACCTACTTGAGTATAAACTCCACTACTTAATTTAAACTTTTGTATTTTAACATTACACCATTGCGATGTTTGGGAAGCTGAATAAGTGTTGTAAGGTTGTTGCCTTGTATTCCAACTTATAAATTCGCGAATGTAAGGGCTAATATTATAATACGTCTTTACGTTGTTTGAAGCAGGAATCAATTTACTTAAAACATACGTTGGCGATGTTGGTGCTGCTCCCGTGCCATTCCAAATAAACAAATTAATTTTTGAACCTGTTTGTAAGGCTTCTGAAATTTCAACTATATACGGTGATCGTGCGAATATACTCATCTTTTAAAATTTTGTCTCATTATGTCGTCAAACATTTCTACTGCTTCTAAACCAAAAACTTCTACTAAATCTTCAGGCAAGTTTTTAAACGCTGCTTCGAATGGCTTAGTAAAAAACAAAGTTGGCTTTAACCCACGTGCATAAATGTTTCGTCCTATTATTTGCGCTATTGTTTTGTAATTACCTTTTTTAAATTTTCCTTTCTCGTCTCGTAGCCTTATGTTTTTTCGTTTAGCCCACTTTTCTAAATTACCTACAAACGTGTTCCAAGTTCCTGAATGACTACCACTACCAAATTTAAACCTGCTGTTTGGAGCTTGTTGCCCTCGTATTTTTGCATTCTTTGAAACGTTACTTGGGTTTGAACCTCTAACACCTTGGTCTTGATAAAACCCGTACTCTTCCATTTCGAAATAAATCCCTATGGAATTCGGAAATGATTTCGCTTCGCCTTTAATTGAATTATAAAGTTTACCCGAAGCCTTTTTGTCCTTTTGTGTTAAATTCTTTTTAGCTTGGCTAACTACGTGACGTACAAACCTATTTAATACTTCTTGCCTATCCATCACAAACCGTCATTTCGTTGCCGACTAAATAATCAAAAGTCATTGTCCAGCCTGCTAAGTTATTTTCGAACCTTTCAACAAAAGGCTCACACGTTGGATTGCCGTCAATAATTCCTAAGTTCGTAAAGAAGTTACCACGAATTAATTTGTCATAAACACGATTCAACATTGTTATCTGAGTGTTCAATACGTCCTGCTCGTTGTCGTTGCCTATAAAAATATCCGTTGTTTCGTCTTTTGATATATCCACTACGTCCATTGCAATAATAGAAATATTATAACGGATCACATTGTTTTCAAACGTAGCGTTATTTACCATAATATGCGACAAAGGAAATATAGTTTGTTTAGAAAGGTCAACTTGGAAAATATCCCCTTCCGTAACCGTGTTTACTAAGTTAGTTGCTTCTAACTCAGCTTTGATAATGTTTAATAATGCGTAGTAACTCATATTCCTTTTTTAAATTGTCGTTTTAATTCACGTTGCTCGATTTCAGTTCGTTGCTTTTCGAAAGTAAGGTAGGTAAGTGCTGTTGTAAGTCGAAGCTTGGTGACTTCATCAAACTTTGTGACGTCTCCTTTAGCGACTGCATATATGCTTTGATACCAACCCCACTGCTTGTTAAATTGAGTTCTTTCGCTAAAGTCGCTGAGATCTCCTTGTTCTTCTGTATCTCCGTCTCCAAATAATACAGGGTAGCCTGCAGTAACTCGCTTTCTAAATTCCAAAAAAAAACCTTTGCGCCTAAGGCAATATCTAAAGGAGCAAACTCCATAACTTCTGAATAATTAGCTGCTGATTGATACGGCTCAATTTTATACTTGTCTCCGTGTTTTTCTACTATTGGACGATACATAACAGCCATTGCCTTGTGAAATGTCTTTATATCGCTTATATTCGCTTCAAGGTCTATATATTCACCCCAGCTCATATTTTCTAAGTTAGGAATAAACCCAAATTCAGTTCCTGCTAAAGTAAATCGGTTTTTAAATTCCGTCTTTTTCTGAAACATTGTAGCAAAATGAACGCTTAACGCTTCAACTTCTTTGAAAGGAATCTTAACTACTTCTTTTAGTTCAATACCACAAAAACATTCAATCATTTTTTCTGCTAAAAAAACTTCATCGTTCGTCTTTTCGGCAATACCTAAAAACTTTTGGTAATGCTTTAATGGAATTTCTTTTAATTCTGTTGGAACTATCAATTCTAACTTCATATTATTTAAACGTTTTATTTTGTTTATTGTAGTACATAGCAACTGCATACGCTTCGCCAAGTAACATTAAATGCTTTCTTATACTTTGAGGATCGTTAAAAACTATCTTTACACGTTTACCCGTTCGAATATACACATAATACTCAACTTCTCGGGTCATCAACGGTGTGTCGTCTGTCATTAACGTATATTATATGTGCCGTAATTTCGTTTAAGTCCGAGCGTTTCCATTTCGTGGTATCTCAGCGCGTCAATAGCGTGGTTATTCGTGTCAATAGGCTTATTTAAGCGTGTTCCTTGTTTGTCTACGTCCCAACAGTAGGCCCGAAGTTCTTTAATTAGATTAGTGCTATTTGACGTTACCAAATACTCTTGGCTTTGCATTATTTGAATTCCGAAGTTAATTGAGTCTTTACCTTTTGTTACGCCTTTTATCGTCTTTCCGTATCTTCTTATTTCTTCAATTGACTTAGGCTCTGAGCTGTCCGCATATATTGGCACGTTATCAGGTAACACCTTTGCAATATCGCTGTTTATCATTCCTGTTTTGTAAACAAGTTCGTTTAAGATTCTTTGACCGTTCCAAGTATAAACCTCAACTGCTGAAGTGGGATCGTTCGTGTAACCAAAGTCTAATCCTATTCCTATTAATCGCGCGTCTTTTGGTATGCTGTCAATTTGCTTCCAGTTGCTGAATATAACGCCTTCTAACATTCCAATTTCACCTAAGCCATAAACACGCCACCAATTAGCCCAATACGTGCTTGTAGAGGCTTTCTCGCGGTTCTTTTCTATTTGTTCGACTATGGAGTTATCTAAAGCTTCGTTATCCTTGTAAGTAAGAATTATAAAGTCTGCGTCGGGTTCGTCTTTTAGTTCGGTATGTACCCAAAACTCATTCGCTGGGTTAAAGTCTAAAAATACTTCTTTTTTAGTCCGTATAGCAAGTTCATTATAAGACTCAAAGGTAACATTATTGCATTCGTTAATATAAAGAATGTCACGCCGAGCACCACGTAACTTAGAGCTATCATCCGCACTAAAAAATTCAAAAACACTCCCATTTTTAAAATTGTAGGTTAATAAAGATTTATTGAATTGTTCATCGTTAAAGCGATTAGTCCATTTAAGTATTTTAAGAAAGTCTTTTAATGCTCCACGTCTTAAATGCGGTATTGATTCAGCAACTACGCTTATTTCTAAGTTAGGTTGTTGTATTGCTTTGTTTATTAAGACTGCTAAAATGGAATACGTTTTCGAAGCTGCCGTGCCTCCTTGTATTATTTTAGTTCGTCTTTTTAAAGCAAGTACTTTATTCGTTGCTGTCGTTCTCTTGAACATCAGGAAATAATGGTTGTTCTAAAATCGTTTGTTCTATTTGTTGTAATGGCGCACCATAACCACTATCCATTAATGCTTTGTAAGCTGCAACATCTCCTTCACGTGCCTTTTTAATTAAAGCCAAAGTCATTAAATCTTCTTGGCTCATTGTTTCTTCTGCACCCGTTAGAGGGTTTTTTAGCTTTTGATTTACCTCCAGCCAGTACTTTGCTATTGTGCTACGGTTCTTTGCTCCTTTAGGTCTTCCGTTAGGGTTTCCGCTTTCGCCTTTTTTAAATTCGTGTTTCTGTATATCTTTTGCACCCATTTTTCTGCTGTTTTTGTGCTGTAATTAGAGCGGTTGGGTCGGATTCGCACCGCCTACCTTTTCACTGGATTGTGAACTGTTCAACTTATGAACTTCAACCGCTTGTTTTGGATATGGTTTACTTAAAGACTTACACAAAGGTATTAAACTTTTGTCAAGTGGATAAACATATTTGTGTTTACCAGCTTTTTTTCTTTTAGGTAATTTTTTAAAATCAACTCCCCAAGAATATCTACCTCTATCGTGTTTCCATTCTCCTTTAAAATAATATTCAGTTCCGCTACTTTCTATATCTTCAATATAATTCCAATTTGTAGCTTGGTATATTGTTCCAAAATGATTTTGTCCTTTATCAGCATAACTAAATAAAAGTTTACATGTAGGACTTTTTTTACTAACTAATTTAATCGCAATAGATAAAACCTTACTTGTTGATTCTTGCTTCCCATTTAAAGCCATTCTATTTAACTCTAAATATTGACCACTATTTAAACCTAATTTTTTAGGCATATTAACTGAGGCTCCTCCACCAAATAATACACAACCGCACCATTCTTGTTTTGAATTAAAAACTGAAAAAGCAATAGAATAAGTAGGAACTACTTTTGCATAATGAAAGTTTAAGCAAGCATATTTAACAGCCTTATTCGATGCAATTTCTAATCTCATAATTCACCTGCACTTACTGAATAAAATGCTCCGTTATATTTTCTATCTATTAATTCTTGAATATCGTTTTCGGCTTCTTGTAATTGTTCAACTGTTTTAAAAGTAATCTTCATTGAAGCAGGTTTATTCTTTTCTTCGCCTATTAATTCGTCTAAACTTGGTTCGTCCATTATAATCGGTAAATCTAAACCCCAATCGTCTAACTTTTCAACGTCCCATTCATTTGCTAAACTATCCCAATCCCATTCACCAGTATTTGCGTTTAATCGAATATTCAATTCACGTTCATCTTCTTCGTTTAAATCTACTATTACGCATTCAACTTCTTTATATCCGAGTTTTGTTAACTCACGCACTCTAAAATGACCTCCTACAATATATCCTGTTTGCTTATTGTAAATAATTGGTTCAACTACTCCAAACTTTTCAAGACTTGCTTTTAAATGCTTTTCTTGTTTTGCAGTGCTTTGTCTTGGATTATACGGTGCTGGTTTTAATTCGGATAGTTTTTTCTTTTCTATTATCATGCGTACTCCCATTTATAATTATACATTATTTTTTTTAATCTACAACAAGTGGATATATTTCCTCTATTGAATCCGGTTATTCTTGATGCTTCATGAGCTGAAATATATTTATTAATAATTTTATTTGTTATAGGGTCTATTTGTAATACTATCCGTCTTTTTAATTCTGCTATTTTTGTTGTATTCGGTTTTAATAAGCCGTTTTTTAAAGCATGATTAATATTTTGTTTAGCACTTACAAATTCAAGATTATCTAATTTATTATTTTTCTTATTTCCGTCTTTATGATTAACTTGTTTTTCATTTGATTCTAAAAATGTCAAAGCAATTAACCTATGAACTGTTTTTGTTTTTTTTATTTTATCCTTACATAACGTAACAATACAATATCCACATTTGTCAATACCTTGTTTTAATATTATTTCTTCGCCTTGTCTTTTAATTAAACTTTTAATTTCACCATTAGTTGAAGCTTGATATAAACCTTCATATCCTTTTATGTCTTTCCATGTTTTCATATTGCAAATATACAATAAATAATCCACGTATTACACAATAACGAAAATTATTCTTGGGTTTTTTGGGTTCGGTTTTACGTCCGATATCTTTACTAATTTCATTTTAATTTGGGTTATAGTAATATTCTTTGAATTCGTCTTTTGTTACGGGGTGGAATTCTAAAAACTCCTTTTCGTAATTTATAAATATACAATAGTTTATTTCGCTTACCTTCATTATTAATCGCATTGCGTTCCATTCGCGTTTATGTTTGTCAGGATTCATAATCACTATGTAATAATCTGAAGTTAGGAATACGCTCACTTTCTTATTTGTTCGAGTTTACGTTGAGCCCATTCAATACCAGCATCACCACCCCAAGCTAACCACATCAAACGCCCACAACCATCGCCAAGTTCTTTATCGGAGTTTTGTCGGTGACGTTCAAAAGCTGCCATTCGTGCTATTGTTTCTTCTGAGATCGGTTCGCCATTTGCTAATTGATTAGCCCTTTGTTTGCCAACAGGCGTTCCACAATCACCCCATCCGTTTTCTTCTGCCCATCTTAACGCTATTTTAGCATTTTCGGTAGCTTGTTTAGGATAGTCCGTATAACTTTCTAAATTAACTTTGCTTAGGTTTTCTTCATAGCTTGTTGAACATACGGCTAAACGTTGATCCGTGTTTGTGTACTCAGAAGCCATTTTATCATCTGACATACAACGTTGAATGAAGTCTTTTTTTTCTTCGTTTGATCGTGGCTTAGGAATTGGCATTTTCTTCTTTGTATTGGTTATAAACTTTTCTTAAATCATTTATCCTTTCAGCTACGCAACTTGGGCAGCTTGTTAATTCGTTTCGGACCTGGAAAACTCGTGAATGAATTTTAAATAGTTCTACTTGTTCAATAGGTGTAACGCGATCCGTGTTTCTGCTAAACCATTCATCTAAGTAACTGAACTCCAATTCTTCTAAACACAACGTTTTCCGATATGGAAACAGTTGATTTAACTTTGCTTTGCGCTCATCACAACCACAATCCTCACCTAATAACCACTTAGCAACCTTTGCTACTCCAGTTACTTCTAAAACCTTTTCTACTGTGTCGCCTAAGCCTTCGCTTTTAGCTGCTAATATTTCAGCTTTTGTTCGTCTTTTCCTTGCCATATTTATTTTATTAATTCAAAATCCTCATTCTTAAAATCTAAATAATCTTCACCAACGTTTTCTTTTAAACGTTTTTTGCAGTGCTTTAATGTTCCAAAAATACTTTTTAAACTTATGTTAGTACCTTGAGCTATTTCACGCATACTCATATTAGTGTCTTTGTACAGCTTAAATAATAAACGATCGTAATAGTGCCAATTATTCATTTCTTTGCTTACTTGAGTCATTAA